ACATCATATAAACAACTTGAAGAATTTACCTTTACAAAAGGAAATGGAGTAAACAGTAGAGCCTTGCAATCACTAAGAATTACAGGTGCTGCTACGTTTCCTGACAATCCTAGAAATGATCAAGAGATTAAAGAAAATTTATATGAGTATTTAAATTTGCCAGAGTTTAATATGACAGTGCCAACACAGTATCACTCATTCATTCAATCAACAGAAGACTTTGAAGAAAAAGGATCTTTTATTTTAATGGGAATGATTAAGTCAATTAAAAGAGGAACTGGATGGTCTCGTGTTGATGTCTTAGATAAAACGGGATCAATTGGAATATTTGATGATGAGAATACTACTATTGAGATTGGTAAAACATACCTACTACTAGCATCAGACAATAGGATTGTTTCTGCTATTCCAGTTGATGAAATTAAGACTTCGCCAAATGCACTAGTTAGATTTTTAAATTATAAACAACTGCCATTTGCAGAAGAAGAAATGTTTGTGGTATCCTTTAAACCAAGAACAACAAAAACTGGAAAGAAGATGGCATTATTAACATTAGCAGACTCATCAAGAGATTTGCATTCTATAACAGTATTTCCAACATCTTTTGCAAAAGCCTATATGCATATTAAAGAAGGAAATACCTATAAATTTGATTTTGGAAAAACAAAAGATGGAACTATAACCTTGGAGGATGTGCATGTCAGTTAGTGTAGAAGATGTCTTAGCATTGTTAGATCCTAAACTTAGAAAACGTTTGGGCACTGGAGAAGGAATTAACTTTGAATACCAGCCTACACCCAGTTATGGCCTTAATAAGGCTTTAGGTGGTGGCTTACCTTATGGCAGACAGGTTTTGATATGGGGTAGCAAGTCAAGTGCAAAGTCTTCCATGTGTCTACAAATGATTGCTATGGCACAAGCAGAAGGCAAAGTATGTGCATGGATTGACTCTGAGATGTCATACTCAGAAGATTGGGCTATAAAACTTGGGGTAGATCCTAAGAAATTAATTTATTCACAAGCACGAACTATTAGCGATATGGTTGATGTTGGAGTTGGACTTATTAATGCTGGAGTTGATTTAATTGTAATTGACAGTATTACATCAATGCTTCCTGCTATCTACTTTGAAAAAGATACAGACGATATGAAGGCTTTAGAAAATACAAAACAGATTGGAGCAGAGTCTCGTGACTTTAGCAACGCTTGGAAGATGCTTAACTATGCTAATAATAAAGTCAAGCCTACTATGCTTGTTCTTATTTCTCAGTCTCGTAATAATATCAATGCTATGTATACTAGTCAGCAGCCTTCTGGTGGTCAGGCTACTAAGTTTTATTCCTCTTGCGTTATTAAATTATTTTCGTCAGAATCAGATAATCAAGCAATTAAGGGAAAAATTAAAGTAGGAGATAAGTTGATTGAAGAAAAGATTGGTAGAAAGATTAGGTGGGAATTACAGTTTTCTAAAACCTCTCCAGGTTTTCAGTCTGGTGAGTATGATTTTTATTTTAGAGGTGATGATGTTGGTATTGATAAGATAGGTGATCTTGTTGATACAGCAGAACAAATGGGGATGGTAAATAGAACTGGTGCTTGGTATCAACTTGATGATGGCACAAAAGTTCAGGGTAGAGATGCATTTATTGATAGAGTAAGAGAAGACTTAGATTTACAAGAACAATTAAAACTAAAGGTAGCAAATGCCTGAAAATTTTTCTACATATAGAGGAAAGTTTTATTGTCAAAAATGTAATGATGAGGTTGTTGTTTGTAGATTGTGGACTGAAACAAGAGATTTAACTTGGATGTGTAGTAAGAAACATATATCAAAAGTTAGCCTTATTCCAAAAAGTAAAAAGGATTATGAAGATGAGTGAGAGATCAGAATCAAAAAGAATAGGCGCTAAACAGCATAAGAATAGTGGTAGAAATACTCACAAGGGAGATGCCACATGGAAAAATTTTACAGTAGATTTTAAAGAGGTTGGAAAATCATTTACTCTAAATCAAAAAGTTTGGTCTAAAGCCGTTACAGATGCTATTAAAAATAATAATGACCCAGCCATAATTGTTGTGATTGGCGAGGGCACAAATAAGGTTAGACTTGCAATAACCGAATTAGCAATACTTGAACAATTCGTAGATGGTGTATAATGTAACTATGGATACTAATAAAAATGAAATTCGAGAAACAGCAGAAATGTGGAAATACTTAACTGGTTTTGAAAAATATAAAAAACCTTTGCCAATTTATATTTCTAATCCATTTACTCAGGATCAATTACAAAGACTAAGAGATGAAATAAATTCTTGCATGAAATATTTAGATTCAGAAGTTTATACAAAAGTTCCTGGAGACCAAGAAGAGTATACTTGTCCAACAAATAGGTTTGCCCCTAAAAGAGTTGTACACATGTCAAGATTATTGACAGAATTTGAATGCCCACAGGATATTATAGATGTTATGGATTCTTATGTAAAAGAGGTATACCATGAAGAAATTAAATTATGCCATTATACTTATATTGAATATAATTTAAAGCATGGAAATGGTAAAAACGTGCCAAGTTTGTCTCCACACATTGATGGAGATGAAAATCTAGTTACATTTAATATACAAATAGGTGGAAACATAGATTGGGATTTAATAGTAGAGTCAACCCCTTACAATTATGAAACAATTAGTTTAAAAACTAATGATGCAGCATTATTTTCTGCTGTTAATCAAGTACATTGGAGACCACCAAGAAAATGGAAAGATGGGGAATATGTTGAAATTATTAGTTTCGATTACTGCCCTTTAGATAATTATAAATTTGTTAATAAAATAAATCCTATTGATGCTCGTATTAATTTTAAAAAAAGACAAGAATATATAGAAAGTTTAGGAAATAATAAAAGATTGCAAAACGCATGGACAATATATAATAAAGATTTAAAAGAATTAAATAATTAAAACGATTGGAAAAAAATGGAATTAACCACAACAACATTAGAACAACTTAATGATCTATCAGACATTGCAGAGTATATGGAAGATGAAGATCTTACAACTGCACTTACTATGATTGCCAAACTTATTATTAAACCAGATATTCCAATTCAAGTTGCAACCTTAGAAATTGTTAGACTTCAGGCTATTGCTGCTAAGTTGGCATTAAAGGCAACTTGGATGGCAAATGTTGACAAAAGTAACAGGGGAAAGAAAAACATTTACTATACTGCAGCAGAGGCAGTAAACAATTTAGTGTCAGCACTGAAATATATCACCAGATAGTGTATACTTATCTAAACAAAGGAATATAATGACTAAAAGTTTACTACAACAAGTAATGGTAAAACAAACAAAGGCAGAAAGTCACATAGATACTAAATCTTTAGTTGAGGCTATTGAAAAAGGCTATCTTGTGGGTCGTGACAAAAAGTTTGTTCAAAAGAAAACATTTGCTCCATCAACAATTGCTTATGGGTTTGGTGAGTGTGCTAGATATTGGTACTTAGCCTTTGATGGCAACGAGTTTGATGACTTGACTACTCCATTCTCTGCTGCAAATATGGGCAATGGTACGTTATCTCATGGAAGAATTCAAGACGCAATTCTTAATTCTGGAATAGCAAAAGTATTTACTGATGAAAAAACTGGCAAGCCAACAACTGAATTTAAAATTAGTAACCAAGATCCTCCAATCTTTGGATATGGAGATGGTATTTTAGTTATTAATGATGAAGAAGTTGTATTGGAAATTAAAACATGCGGAGAAGAAGCGTTTCAATATTATAAAAGAATGAATAAGGCTAAAAAGGGCCATCTTATTCAAATACTTTTGTATATGAAAATTCTTAAGAAAAAAGATGGAGTGTTACTATATGAAAATAAAAATAACCATGAACTTCTTGCAATTCCAGTAAGTGTAAATGATTACTACAGACAATGGATAGACAATACATTTAACTGGCTAAGAGAAGTACGCAAGGCTTGGGAAGATAGAACTCTTCCTAATAAAAACTATCGTGCAAATTCAAAAATTTGTAAGGCTTGTCCAGTCCAAAAGGCCTGCGCTGATGCAGGACCAGGAGTAATTAAAATTGCTCCACTAGAAGGTCTAAGTGAAGCCGTGTAGTTGGTGCGAGAATATGTTTGATGCTACAGTAAGTTATCAAATTTACTGTAGTCCAACTTGCAGAACTGAAGCAACAAAAGTAAAAATTGCTAACAAACAGGCATTAAATAAAAGAAAAAAAAGAATTGGTAAAGATAGGAAATGTGCCAGAGGTTGTGGAACTACCCTTTCAATGTACAACGACGTTAACTATTGTCCAAATTGCACGGTAGATCCAAAAGAATTACATAGAATGCTTAATCAAATTAAAGGTTATATGCAATATGAACAAGAATAAATGGGGCTTTGCCGTTAAGCCAAAAAAAATATGTGCTATTGATGCTAGTACAAACAGCCTTGCCTTTGCCTTATTTGACAATGAAATTCTTGGTACAGTTGGCAAGATTAACTTTGAAGGTAACACAAATTATGAAAAAGTTATGGATGCATGTAATAAAACTAAATCATTTTTAGATTATTATGGAGGTTTTGAAGCCATAGTTATTGAACATACCGTGTTTATGAATAGTCCAAAAGTTGCTGCAGATTTAGCACTTGTTCAAGGGGCCTTGTTAGGAGCAGCAGGATTAACTGGCACAAAAGTTATAGGAACAGTTTCTCCAATAACTTGGCAAAACTTTATTGGTAATAAGAAGATTGATAAAGATGAAAAGTTTGCCATACGATCAGCCAATCCTGGAAAGTCAGAGTCTTGGTATAAAACCTATGAAAGAAATTTACGCAAAGAAAGAACAATAAGGTTTATTAATATGCAGTATGATAGATCTATAACTGACAACGATGTAGCGGATGCTTGTGGTATTGGGCATTGGGCTATAAAAAACTGGGACAAAGCAATGGGAGTTGACAAGTAATGCCAGAGTTAAATGCAAACATTCCACCAATAGAATGTTATGTTCGTGGAAACTTTTTAAGAGATCAAGAAGATAGTCATGATAAGTATTTTCCATGTGTTATCTTTGGAGTTTCAAGTATTAAAAGTAGAAGCCCATTGTTTCATTTTATAATGGAAGATGGTGGAATTTGGTGGAGAATGCCTATTAATGCTTTTTGTACAAAACCAGATGTTCCAGAAGAACCAATTCACAATCTTGTTTTATGGAATTCTTTTAGTCCATATGTTTCAGTTACAAAATTTGAAAATTTAAGCAATATGAGAATGTCTTATACAGACAGAAATAAAACAACTGTACCTGGAAAGTATCTGTTTACACTTGATTGGCATAATCCAGAGACAAACATTTTAGACGATGGATATTCTGAAAATCCAGGACAACATAAATGTGGGCATGTAATTCAAAGAGATGATGGAAATTTTGCTATCCAGCCAAACAATCGTGTAAGATTAAAAGAACCTTCTTTTGTAACAAAAAAAGATTTGGTAATACAAAGGCTTATTAATACAAATAAATGGGATGTTGAAAGTTATGACAAGTGGATGCTTGAAGACTCAAACTCATACGATTATGACATCATTGAGCGAGAGGTTGACAAATAACAACATGGCTGCTAAACTGTATACATCAGAAGTCTTTATGCGTAAACGATATGTTATGGATAAAAAGACTCCAGAAGAGATTGCTAAGGAGTGTGGATGTACAGTAGAGACTGTTTACGTTTACCTTGCAAAATTTGGATTAAGGAAGTCTAAACGATGAGCGATAATTTAAACATTACGGTTGATCAAGTTAGCCATCCAGCACACTATACAACAGACCCATCTGGCGTTGAGTGTTTAGAGATAACTAGGCATAGAAATTTTAATATAGGTAATGCTATCAAGTATCTTTGGAGAGCAGGATTAAAAAATGAAGACAAACATGTTGAAGATTTAAAGAAAGCAATTTTTTATATTCAAGATGAAATCTATAGAATTGAAGGATTAAATCATGTCAACTGAAGTTGAACTTATTGAACATCTAGATCAGATTAATAAAGTAGTAGAAGAATATTTAAAGGGCAGTGACCCAACTAAAATATCAAAAGATTTAAGTATGCCTAGAGTTAGAGTTGTTGCGCTTATAAATGAGTGGAAAGTTATGGCTTCTGCTAACGATGCAATTCGAGGAAGAGCAAAAGAAGCCCTAGCAGCAGCAGATCAACACTATGGTAAGTTAATTTCTAAAGCCTACGAAGTTATTGATGAGGCTGGATTAAACAATAATCTTGGAGCAAAGACTAACGCAATTAAATTAGTATTAGATATTGAATCTAAAAGAATTGATATGCTACAAAAAGCAGGGTTGCTAGAAAATAAAGAATTAGCAGAAGAGATCCTAGAGGTTGAACAAAAACAAGAAGTATTGATTGGCATATTACGTGATATTGCTTCTGAGTACCCACAAGTAAGAGATGAAATTATGAAAAGGTTGTCATCTATTGCTAAAGATAATGAGGTAATAACAATTGTCCACGATGTTCAATGAGTTTTTAGAAGTACTTGAAGACAATAATTTTTTAGAAATTCCAGTAGATGCTAAAACATTTATTGAGTCTCCAAACTATTTAGGTCAGCCACCATTATCAAAAATACAATATGAAATTGTTGAAGCAATGAGCCAAATATACAAACAAGAAGATTTAGAAAAAATAATGGGAACAGTGGAAGGTAAAAAATATTATGACAAATTTACTAAAAACGAAATTATTCTACAACTTGGGAAGGGTAGTGGCAAAGACTTTACTTCGACTGTGGCTT